TGGGAGGTAATTAAAATACCTGCATGGCTGGATGAAGATGCAGCCGAACTTCTGGACTTACCTGTAGGTGGCAGCTATTTTCCTGAATGGAAACCAGATGAAATACTACAGGTAGATGAGAATGAAATCAAAGCTAGTAATGGGGCTAGGTATTGGAACTCTCTCTATATGCAAGATCCTACACCAGAAGAAGGTGGTTTAATAAAAAAGAAATGGATACAGTATTGGGAAGAACCAGAACCTCCTGCATGTGACTTTGTAATACAAACCTATGATACAGCTTTCTCTACCAGAACTACAGCAGACTACAGTGTTATTCAGACATGGGGCATATTCCATGTATATGATCATGATGAGCATGGTATAGAGACATTTGCTCCACAGCTAATACTTCTGGGAAATATCAAGGGAAGGTTTGAATACCCCGAACTAAGAAAACTTGCACAGAAACTATATAATCAACACAGACCAGATGTATGTATGATTGAAAAGAAAGCAAGTGGTCAATCCCTAATACAGGATATGAGAAGAGGTGGCCTACCTGTAATGGAGTACACACCAGATAGAGATAAGGTATCCAGAGTTTACGCAGCTTCACCTATTATGGAAGCAGGTCGTCTATGGATACCCAAAGGTAAGAAGTGGTCAGATGACCTAGTAGAGGAGCTTATACGGTTTCCCAATGCTGCTCATGATGACCAAGTGGACGCTTTAACAATGGCAGTCCACTATATGAAAGAGTCTTGGCATTTAACACACCCCGATGATCCAGACTTTGAAGATGAACCTAGAAGTGAAAAAAGTACCTATTGGACATTTTAATTTGTGAAATAGTTAATTTTATGGTATAATAGATTACGGATCGGGGAAAAACTAAGGGGAATAATTCTATGTCTGATACATTTAAACTTGCAAAAAATCTAGCTAAAGATGCTATAGGTATGTCACCTGAAATAGAAATAACAAAAATAAAGTTACCTAGACGAGGAGGTGGACTTGCATCTCTACGTGAAATGCCTGTTGTATATAGACAGTCTGGTGGATCTACTAAATTAATGGAAACAGATATTGGTCTACAAGAAATGTTTTTAGGTGATGATGGTAACTACTATACTATAGATGGTTTTGATGAACGTGGATTATATGATCCTAGATTTGATATGACATCAGATAGAATAACTCCTGATATAAATAAAATCCCGACTAAAGTAGGTGATAAGTTAATAGGTCCAGACTTTAAAATTTCTAATTTTGATAGACCTTCACCTACACTTACTAGAGGTGAAACTTCAGCTTATGATATATTTGGTAGACTTGGTAGAGGTGCTAGACCTTCTGGAGTAGGACGTTCAAGAAGTAGGGGTGGTAAAGATGTTTCACTTTTAGGTCAAACACTTCCCGGTAGAAAACCTACTAGAGAAAGTAATTTAATACCAACAGGATCTGCTTCTTTAGCTGAACAAATTACAAGAGATCAAGCAGAGAAAGAAGCTGAAGCAAGAGATGCAGGTAGGTATGGTAGAGGAGTTAGACCTTCTCCAGCAGGTGCTAACATGCTACAAACTCCTATTGGTTTTGCTTATCCTAATAGAAGTACAGAGATAGGAACAATATCTACAGTACCAACGTCAGATCCTGCATATCAAGTAGAGAAATCAAGAACTGAATATGATCCTAATCTTTTAATTGGTGGTAATATGCTACAATCTCCTCCTAGCAGAGCTTATACACCCGGTATGTTTGGTAAACCTAGGACAACACGTACTTTATTAGAAAGCATGGCTGATTTTACTAAACAAAAAGAAGAAAGAGAAGCTGAACGAGAAGAGTCTGAAACAGAAAAATCAAATAAAGCGTATCAAGCAATGATAGCTGCACAAGCAAAACCAAACTTAGCACAAAGAGCATATGCAAATATGATGTCAAACTATGGCAGATTTGCTAAACCTACTACTCAACAACCTGATATGTTACAAAATATGCCATCTGGTACAATTAGTCCAGAAGCAATGCAAGCAGCACAGCAAGCAGCTATAGCAACTCAACTTGAATTAGAGGATGCAGAAATGGGTTATATGGAATATCCAACTGAAGATGCAATGACATTTGGAGGTACATTTACTTCTCCTACGGGTGGTAGAGATTATACTCCAGATAGAAGTGTTGACTTATCTTATATGGATACACCAGAATATCAAGCAGAAGAACTAGGTGGTTATTTTGGATATAAACATGGAGGTGGCTTATCTGGCATCGTAAAAAAGTCTAATGGTGGAGATTTTGATTACGGAGATTTTAATTATGGAGATGTGTATGGGCCTTCAGAAAGTACAACAGATACTTATGATTATGATGCTTATTCCTATGGGCCTTCAGAAAGCACATCAGTAGATGCACCAAGTGTATCCTCAGATTTACCAGATGCAGCTTATATGGGTGACTTTGCTTTTGCACCAGATCCACAAGGAAGAGTAGGATTAATGGGACCATCTGAAGTAGCAGGTGTAGATATTGCCCAAACTTATTTAAGTCCAGATCCTGAGTCAAGTGAACTAGGACAATATGAAGATGTAAGTGGTCTTGAAAGATTTATTGCTAATCTTCTTCCTGACTCATTCAGTAAAACTTTAGGTCTTTCTTCAGCAGCCCAAAGATTTAGATCTGATGAAGATTTAGCTAGAAGACCGGGTTACACTAAAGAAGATGTAGCTTTTGAACAAAATCTAAATAACTTACAAAATAAATTTAGAAATGCTATGGTAACGGCTAAAGCCGATAGAGTAAACGAAACCTCCCCTAAAAAAGATCAAGAAGAAGCTGAAAAAGAAGCAACTCTAGAAGCTGCTAAAGATATTTTTGGTGGTAGTTTTGTAGAAAATAAAGGTAAAGGCGCACCCGGTTTTCTTGCAACCTACGGATTAGGTAGTCTATTTAAAGGTATGGGTCTTATAGGTACAGCAGAGATTAATGGAGTACCAGTACATGTACATGATGATGGATCTATTACTGTCATATCTCCTGAAAATGAACCCGGATATGATGACAGTTTATCTGTTGGATCATTAGCTCCAGAAGTACCGGGTGTAGAAAAGTTTAAAAAAGAATTAAAAAAAGTAGAAGAAGAAACTAAAGAAGCAGCAAAAGAAAGTACAGTTTCTTTACCTTCTTTAACTGAAGGAGATAAAACTAGAATAAGAATACTAATGAATAATCAAGGTATCACAGAAGAAGAAGCTAAAATAAGATTAAATTTACAAGGACGTTCCTAATATGGCAACAGAAAGAAATCCGTTTGAGCAAATACCACAGGAAGTATCTAATGTAGTTCCTATGCCTCCAGCCGAAGAAACAGATATAAATGCTACCTTTCAGGTAGAAGATGATGGTGGAGTTATTGTAGATTTTGCTAATGAAGATATTACAATGGAACCTTCTCAAGCGATAGAAGAATGGTATGGTGATTTATCAGAAACTTTAGATGAAGAAAAATTATTTGATATAGCTATTGATACTATAGAAAACTATCAGGCAGACAAAGACTCAAGAGGTGAATGGGAGTCTATGTTTGAAAGAGGATTTGAATTACTAGGACTTAAACTTGAGCCGGGGTCAGAACCTTTTGAAGGAGCATGTACAGCCGTACATCCACTTCTTATTGAGTCTGCTGTAAAGTTTCAGTCTAAAGCTTCAGGAGAACTCTTTCCTAGTTCTGGTCCTGTAAAAGCTAACATATTTGGTAAAGCTACTCCAGAGAAAGAGATGCAAGCCAATAGAGTACAGAACTTTATGAACTATCAAGTAACTGAGCAGATGCCAGAATACTTTGATGAGTTTGAAAGAATGCTGTTCCATCTTCCCTTGATAGGATCAGCATTTAAAAAGACATACTATGACTCTACTCTTAAACGTCCAGTATCAGAATTTATACCTATAGATCAATTCTATGTGTCTTACTTTGCTACAGATCTTAGAAATGCAGATCGTTATACACATGTTATCTATCGTAGTCCTGTAGAATTAGAAAGAGATGTACGTGCTGGTGTATATAAAGATATTGAATTACCAGATCCTAGCCAAATAAATCAAACATCTTTTGCTGAAAAGATGGATACAATTATAGGTATATCCCCTAGTTCTGATAAAGATCCACAGTATATTTTACTGGAACAACATTGTTATCTTGATATAGAAGGTAAAGATCAGTCTCTACCTTATATCGTAACTGTAGAAGAACAAAGTAGAACAGTACTAAGTATTCGTAGAAACTATGAACAGAATGATCCTAATATGGAAAAACGTAGTCACTTTGTTCACTATAGATTTGTACCCGGATTTGGTTTCTACGGACTAGGACTTATACACTTCCTTGGTAATCTTACTATGAGTGCAACTGCTGCAATGAGATCCCTTATAGATGCAGGACAGTTTGCTAATTTACC